CCTGCAGCTAACGTTGCGGGTGGTTTTCCTCCTCCGAGGCACCGTGAGGTGTCCTTAGAGAAGGAGAGCTTGGGTTGGCCACACCATAGGCAATCCGGGCTCCCCAGTCTAAACCGAGGTCGTCCCAGATGATCTTCTGGAGTGATGAGTTGAGCACATACGTGCTCCTCTTGCGAAGGAGGATCCTTTGGATCCACTTTAGTTTGGACTTTGAGGGAGATCGCAGAAGTCGTTGAACAGACTTCTTCTGCTTTCTGGTGAGGGGGTCCGACTCCAGGACCTGGCGGAGGAGCGTTTCGGCGCTCCCCGCGACAGCCATTCTATTCGCCGTCCGCGTGAAAACGCGGGCCCGGACGGTGATGATTTCTGGGGGGGTTTTGTCGATGTACTGACGCGATGCGATAGCTGCCGAAAGGTGGATCTTCGCATCGGACATCGTCATTGCCCCCGCAGGCCGCTCGAGGAGAGCGAGCTCTTTGAGCTTGTTCTCCGTCGCGCGGTAATGGCTGTTCACACGAGTTGTGGGAGGGAGCTTCCGCTCTGCCAGTACACCTAAGAAGGTGTACGTCGGAGCAGTTGGAAGCCCGTTCCCATACAAGTGTGCAGGTCCTCGGAGTCGGGAGGGGGGTGTTAGTTTTCTGCGGGCATCCGCGGCTAGATGGTTTGTGAGGTCTTTGACCTGATACAAGCTGTCAGCCACGGCGACGCGGTTTGTTTTGCGGCCGGATAGGATCTTCCCGGCGGTGAGGGCACTTAGGTGCCCAACATCCACACACGGTGCTCGTGGGTCTTTACCCACCAGCATCTCGCAAAACACGCCACGTCGCGCAAAGAATGACTTGGAAGCGTTGGAAACTAGGCCGAGAGACGACAGTGCTGCACTGTAGCGTCTAACCGACCTAGATGACCAACGTCCCACCAAGTCATCCCCGCAGATGGCGTAAGTACTAATACTTGCGCCCGTACACCCCCCTGCGAAGGAGTTGAGAAGGGAGAGAATGACCCACGTAGGCCCTAGGCCCATGTGGATGCCCCGCGTCGTTACTCTCCCTTCTACAACTTTGGGGCCGAAGAGTCTGTCAGTGATCGAGTCCCACCCAGTGATCCCCAGTTTCGCGTTTAGCTTTCGAGCGACGCGCTGGGCTAGCCTGTGTGAGATGAAGTCAGTGGCAGCAGTCAAGTCCGCGCTGTAGACCCGTACATCGCCTGACTTGACATATTCTTCAGCCTCAAGGAGGACGTCCTGCCCTCGAAGCATATCTCGCGTGGTCACGCAGTTGCGCAACAGTGGAAGCCACTTTGCAGTCAACTCGCGCGCGAGCATTACTTCTTCGGCAGGATGTAAGGAGGCCACACGTATCTTTCCGCCCATTTCCCGTATTGCGACTGGGCGCATTACGGGAGGGCTTGTGGTATCTAGGTACCACGAGCGTAGATCCGTGTGGGGCACGAGTCCTTTCCGCAGTTCACTCTTGACATTGGCGACCAGACGATCTGTCTGGGCCCATTGCCTGTTAAGAGCGGCCATCCCTGCCTCTGGACCGGCCGCGCGAAGG